TCCAGAACCAACACCCACTCCAGAGCCTAATCCAGAGCCACAGCCACAGCCTACTCCACAGGATAGTGAGCCTGAACCACAGCCTAAGCCAGAGCCAGCTAAACCTGCCAAGAAGGTAAAGAAGGCTAAGAAAACAGCTTTACCAGCAACGGGTGATGACGCAGTCATTGCAGTTGCAGCTGGAGTTGGAACGGTTGCGCTCACATTCACCCTCACAAGCAGGTTTGTCAGAAAGGAGCAGTAATGGATATTGAGGAAGAAAGGGAGCAAGCAGACAGAGAACGTCTTGAAAAGATGACGATGAAAGAGCTTAAAGCACTTGCTAAGGACGAAGGTATTTGCCTTGGATATGACGGCTCAAGAAAAGCGAATGCGATTGGCTTGATTCTTGAGTGGAGACGCTTCAAAGGCTGTTACATGACAGGACGCTACCATGCTTTGCCCTAAATGTTTGAATGACGGTTGGGGCAACACAGCCTTTGACCTAGAGCACGATGAGCATGGTTGGCGCATCAGATGCCCTTATTGCAACCATGCTTCTCGCTATTACCAAACCAAGAAAGAAGCAAACATTGGCTTTAAGTTAGATGAAGAAGCTGAGTCACATGAAGCCAATAGAGCCGACTAAGTACGTTGAGCCCAATGCAGAAGATGTGCGACTCATTAGAATCTGGCGTATCGACTTTGACTCGGTCTGCTTTGGTCTCTATACGTACACACCTGCTCAATTCCATGCAGTCTATACGGCTGCATGGGACTTCTACCAACGTAAGCCAACCATGAAGCACACAACGGCTCCTGGCACAGAATACATTGAGTTCTACCACGAATATGTCTGCGTCTATGAGTCAAACATGAAGGACTTCATGGAGTGCGTCAGAGCCAATGGCTTGCATGGCGAATACCACGAAGCAGGTCACCCGGAGAAGGAATACAAGTTTTAGAAAGGAGTAGATCTATGGGAGTATCAGTACTCGTGCTCGGACATTCTGGCACAGGTAAGTCAACCAGTCTGAGAAACTTCAAGCCTGGCGAGATTGGCATCTTTAATGTGGCAGGAAAGCCACTTCCCTTCCGTGGAAAGATGAGCAAGGTTGACCATCCAACCTATGCTCAAATGAAACAATCGCTTAAGGCTAACAAGCTCAAGGCATATGTAGTCGATGATGCAAATTATCTCATGGCATTCCAAAGCTTTGCAAAAGCTAACGAGAAAGGCTATGACAAGTTCACATCAATGGCAGTTGACTTTGAGCAATTATTGGAAGCTGCTAACAACACAAACGATGACACAATCGTTTACTTCTTTATGCACCCTGATTATGACGATGCAGGAAGGCTAAAGCCAAAGACCATTGGCAAAATGCTCGACAACCAACTTTGCATTGAGGGCATGTTTCCAATTGTTCTCATCACAGAGCGTGATGACACAGGATACCACTTCATCACACAGACAGACGGCTCAACGCCTGCCAAATCCCCAATGGGTATGTTTGATGACCTGGTAATTGATAATGACCTCAAAGAGGTTGACAGCACCATCCGTGCTTACTGGGATATGAAGCCAATCGCTTAATTCCCTGTTTATTTATTCACTATTTTTAAGGAGAAAAATCATGAAGGCATTTGGTAATTTCGACAAGGTAGTTGCATCTAACGGCGGTGGCTCTTCTATGCTCGAGCCTGGCGGATATGTCGCAAAAATTGTACGTGTTAAGGACCACACAGACGAGAAGAAGCCATACCTTGAGTTCGTCTATGACATCTGGAACGGCGAGACTAAGTCATTTCTCTTCGCACAGGATCTTGCTGATACTTCCAATGACTGGAAGCACTCTTTCCGTATCTACTTCACAGGCACAACTGACTTCGGTAAGCAGCGTTACAAGGCTCTTACAGAAGCAGTTGAGAACACTAGCCAGGGCAAGGGTGCCAAGGCATTCGTCTACGAGGACAAGGACAACGCAGAGCAGACACTTGTTGGAAAGCTCTTGGGAGTTGTCATCCGTCACCGTTCTTACGTCAACAGCGAGGGCAAGGTCAAGACAGCCGTTGATGTCAATGCATTCATCCCTGGCAAAGACGCAGCAGAGGGCAACTTTGATGCAAAGTTTGCAGAGCCCTATGAAGCTGATGGAGTCGCAGAAGCACGAGCAAATGCAGACAATGCAGTCATTGACGCTCCTGCACCAGCTGTTGAGCTCGCAGACGCTGATATTCCATTCTAGAAGCCATGAGGTAAGAGAGGAGGTGGCACGTGGCTGATTACACAGACGGCTCTGGATGGGCAAAGCTGGATACAACAGCTGCGTGCCATCTAGCAGACTGCATGGATATGTTTCAAGGAAGAGCAGCATCTAAAAGAAGAAAGATGTTGCTCTTCTGCTATTCAAAGCTTAACAGTGGCAAAGTGCCTTTCTTCAGACTCGGATACAGGACTATTGCCAAAGCTTGTGGAGTATCAAATGAAGTTGCTAAGAAGTTCCTTATCTTCTGTTGTGACAATGAAATCTTTGTTGAATTTGAAGAGACAGAAAAGGGCTTAACTCCTAAGCGTACATTCTGGTGGATTGCTGAGGAGTGGGTTCTTCAAAGACCCCACCCTGAGGTCGAACACCCTACTTCTAGACCCCACCACCGAGGTCTAAAACATAGGTCTAAGACCTCACATCAGACTCAGATATATCAGAGTAGGGAGGAAAGCTCTAAAAGCGACCTTTCCTCCCCCGCTTCCTACGTCTTCGCTGACGCTACGACGGAAGCGGGTCAGATGACAACAGAAGCTCATTACTTGCGCACTGAAGAAATCCAACCAGAAGAAGGCGCACAAGAAGTTTCACAAGCTGAATTTGACGCTCAAGAGAATGAGTTCAGAGCAATTATTGACGCAGCTCTTAGTGAGTGTGACAACTCAAAAGCAAACCATGTTGACTTTGAATGGCGCAGATATCGCGCATCGCATAAGCCTGTAGCAGGTGATGGCGCATGACGTTCGAATATTTGCGTCGGCTGAATCGCCCAAAGTATGGCTGGGGTGTTGAGTGCTATCTCGCTGCCAAAGAGCCACTTAAGACGCATACTATCGCTGATGACGCACTCTCAGGTGGTTTAATGCCAGGACTCACTATCTTAGGTGGCGTGGCTTCAGCTGGTAAGTCATCACTTGCGGTACACATCGCAACTGAAGTGGCACAAGATGGGAAACGTGTTATTTACTTCACACTTGACGATACGTGGGGCAACATCACAGCCCGTTCCATGAGTTGCTGGTCGGTGAAGAATCAAGGACTAGAGTCTCAAGGGCTTACGGTTATTCCCTTTGAGTGGTCAACGGTCATTAAAGGTCCAGGCAACGAGTTACAGCTGCCAGAAGGACTACAAAACCTTTCTGCGTATGCCTTCAATGCCAGACACTCAAACACTGTGCTTGCTAACGCTGCAATCTATGACGATATGGTTGCACCCAATCTCGCAATCATTGACAACGTAAGCACTACTACAGGAATTGAAGAGATCGTGCGAACTGTTATAGCAGATGGCGATAAGCCAGACCTTGTCATCGTTGACTACATCCAGCAATACCAAACAGGCACTCCAGACATTGACAAGCAAGAATATACGCGAGTGTCTCAAGTTGCTACCAATCTTCAGATGCTTGCCTTTGATACGCAAATACCTTTTCTTGTGCTTTCAAGTCTGAAGAAGCTTGACGCTAAAGATGAACCGTCTTTGGACTGGTTTCGTGGCTCTGGTGTGATTGGTTATGCGTCTTGGGCAGCACTGATACTCACGAAAGGTGAGATTGATACCCCGCAATTCAAAGAGGTAGCACTGCACACAGTTAAGAATAAAGCAGGTAGAACAGGCATTTTAGTACCCGCCAAATTAAAGGGTGCTTATTCCTATTTCCTACAGAACGGAGGTGTTTCTATTGCCTAAACAGGTCAAATATCTTCTATGCCCCTTCACAGGCTCTGAGTGCGCTTCTACGTGTGCTTTGGCTGGAGTTATTGACGATAAGAGAGTTTGCGCCTTAGCGTGTCTCTCAGATAGCGATAAAGCGATATTTAAGCGAAACGCACACGCTCCAAACGTGTCGGAGCGAGAACTGGAAAAGATGGCATTGAGAGAGCGAGTAGAAATGACTCGCTCTCTTTATGAGAAAGGTGAGTTGAAATGAATGGATTCAGACGCAGCTATGAAGAACTAGATCACTCCCCCTTTACGGCTAAAGAGATTGCAATTATTGAGCGAGAAGTTCCCAAGCATGGACCTACGTGGTTAGGCTTCAAACGCCTTATGCCTAACCGCTCAATTACCGACATTAAAGTGTTTGCGAGGTCTCGTGGGCTCCAAAGCAAAACAAGTCTTACACGCTCACACAGAATTTGGAGCGAGAAAGAAGACGCACTAATTGTTGCGATTCTAGAGACGCTCTCTAAGAAGCTGCAACGTGAGCCACAGATGGTCTGTAACCATGCGTACAGACTCTTTACGCAAAGGGAGAAGCTCAATGAGCAAGCGTAGAAAACAAGATGAAATAAATGTTTCATCTCTTTCATCATTTAAGAAAAGAGGGAGACGAACGTATCAGTCCTGGACTTGGTCAGAGCTTGAGACGCTTTGGCGAAACCCCTCTATGACTGCCAAGGAACTCCATGAGCTTATTCCTACGCATTCCGTGCAAGCAATCACTATGGTGCGCCACCGCTATGGGAGGTATCGCACAGAAGGCATTGTGCCTTTGTGCCAGAAGTGTGGACAACATCCTGTGTGGGTTGATGCAGAGGATGCGAAGCGTTGGGGACTCTGCAAAGAGTGTGCGCTTGATGAGCGTGAGTACTTGAGAAAGCACACGCAAGAGCTTGAGCGCAAGCAGAATTTGGAGCGTCAGCTTGCCTTTAAGATGAAGAGGAAGAAGGAGCGAAAAGCAAAGGTCAAAGGCATTGAAGACGCAACCACTCACAAACGCAAACCATGAGAAGTATGTGCTCGCTAGAGTTGCTGGCAAGAGCCAGCGACAGGCAATGCTGGAAGCTTATCCGCACCGTTCAAAGTGGAAGCCAGATACTGTTGACCAAGCTGCTTGCAGGCTTGAAGCTGACAGCAAGATAAAGGCAAGGCTTCAAGACCTCCAGGAACGCGCTTCAAAGAAAGTAACTATCACCCGTGCTCAAGTACTCAATGGCATGGGTAAAACGTTCGCAATGGCGCAGGAGTCTATTGCTGACTCAGGCGTGAATCAGACTGCAGTCACTGCTATCTCCTCCATTGGTAGAACTCTCTTAGACGCAATTCCAGAAGATGTGGAAGAAGAAGAGAAGCCGTTCGTGGCAGACTTCGCCCTTCTCTTAGCACCACCGTTTCTCTCACTGCATAGAGCTATTGCTCAAGATGCGGGAGGTGAATGGTGGCTAAGGGGAGGGCGTTTTTCTTTAAAGAGTTCCACGGTCTCACTAGAGATCATGCAAGGTCTTATGGAGCACAAGGACCGCTCGGCGTTTATCATGCCAAAGATTGGCAAGGACATTGGTGACGGTGTATTCGAGCAAATGCTCTGGGCAATCGACAAGCTCAACATTCGTGACGAGTGGAGAGCGTCCAAGAGCCCGTACAAGCTCACGCGCCCCGCAACTGGTCAAGTCATTACCTTCAGGGGTGGCGACCATACGCAGAAGACCAAGGCAATCAAGGCACCAAATGGCACGTATTACGCCTATCAGTGGTTCTCTGAGGTAGACCAGTTCAACGGCTGGGGAGAACTCAGAACGGTTATGCAATCTGTCACTCGTGACGCTCCGGAAGGCTCTGTGTACTTCCGCTTCTTTGACCACAACCCACCACGCTCTCGTGATGCTTGGGTAAATGAGCACGTCTCTACCATGCTCTCGACTCACCCGGAGCGCGTCATTGAGTCAAGCTACTTGGATGTGCCACATGAGTGGATACCGGAGCAGGTACGAAAAGACGCTGAAGCACTTAAGGAACTTGACGAAGAAGCGTATCGCCATGAGTGGCTGGGCGAGCAGGTTGGCTTTGGCTCTGAAGTATTTACCCGCGTTGAGGTGAGAGACATCACGCACGAGGAGCGCAAAGAGCTTGAGTATCACTACTACGGTGTTGACTGGGGCTTCTCACAGGATCCATTTGCTTGGGTGAAGATTGCCTACGACGCAAAGACCCGCACACTCTACATCTTGGACGAATTTGTGAAGTGTGGACTCTCTAACCAAGACACCGCAGAGCTTGTAAGCGAGAAGCTAGGAAACGCGCTCAAAGACGGTGAAGATGTCATTGAAGACGCTGAGCCATACGCTACGGTGTGGTGCGATAGCGCAGAGCCAAAGAGTATCGCTGACTTCAAAGCTAATGGCATTAACGCCCGTGGTGCACTCAAGACAGGTGCGCACAACATCCACAATTCAATCAAGTGGCTGCAATACCGCTCAAAGATTGTGATTGACTCCAGCTGCACAACCGCAGCCCGTGAGTTCAGCAATTACTCATATGTGATGACAAAGGATAACCAGCTTACAGGGCAGTTGCCAGACGCTGATAACCACACTATCGACGCTGTGCGTTATGCGTGTATGACGCTTATCAATGACAGAAGCTTGACGTAAGAGAAGGGGTCTCACCTTGTCAAAAATTACTATCCAAAAGCCAGAATGGGCACTCAGATACCTAAAGAAGCGTAAGTTTACGCCTGACACATCTATGGATAAGTTCCAGCAGCTCTGGTGGGGCTGGTTCACCCATGATAATGAGTACTACAAGCAGCCTTACATCATCAACAACGGTGCTGACTCATATGACAGGCTCTCCATTAGTCCAGCTTCTATGGTTGCAAGTGAGATTCCAAGTCTGGTCATGAACGAAGGCACAATACTTTCAAGCTCTGAAGACGCAGTGAATGATTGGCTAGAGCGCACTATTCCTAACTTTGTAGATGAGCAAGCAGAGTTCATCAGTACTGTGTTTGCGCTTGGTGTTGGCGCATGGGTAGCTAACTTCCACGGTTATGAAGGCAACGTCTCAACCAGCATTGACTCCATGAAGGCATGGCAGATTATCCCGCTTTTAGGTGATGGCTGCGCATTCATCTCCAAGGTAACCGTTAACTCCAAGATGTATGACCAGCTGCAGCTTAGATACTTCAATCAAGAGACACAGTCTCACGTGGTGGAGACACTTCTCTTTAACTCACAGAATCGCATTAACCCTGTTGAGGTTGAAGGCATTACTGGCTTTGTCGATACCAAGCAACCACTGCCAACCTATGCACTTGTTAAGCCAGCTAAGTACAACGCTCATGACGAGCTCACACCGCTTGGCGCATCTGTCATCGAGGACATTTGCGACTCTTGCAGACTGGTAGATGAAGCGTTCAATCAGATGTATTGGCAAGTAAGAGTCTCACTGCCAAAGATGGTTGTAGACGAGCAAGCCATTGTGCGTGATAGCAAAGGTAATGCAAAGTTTGTCAACACCATGGACCAGATTATGTTTGCACCAATTTCTGCTGGCATTAGCGCAGAGTCGCCTATGACAGTCTATAACCCTGACACACACATTGATGACATGGTTACCGCATTCAACAATGCTCTTGCTGTTCTGGGCTTTAGAACTGGCTTTGGCGCAGGGTACTGGTCATTCACGCTGGGACAAGGACTCAAGACGGCGACAGAAGTTGTAAGCACTAATGCAACGCTCATTAGAACCATTAGAAAGCATGAGCACTCCATTGAGAACTCGGTAAGAGACCTTGTCCAGGGTGCGTTTGCTGCAGAGTGCGCCATGAATGGCTACAGAGTAGATGAGCCTGTGCCCGTTGACATCTTGTGGGATGACTCGGTTATCTCAGACGATAAGGCAGACCGTGACATGATGAAGGATGACATTGCACGTGGTCTTTGCCCTAAGTGGAAGTACCTCGTTAAGTACCAAGGCATGAGTGAGGAAGACGCAAAGGCATTTACCAGCGAGACTGGCGGTGTCGCACTTGACGCAGACCTTGGTGAGTAATCGTGAAGCCGACTGAAGAAATTGCTGTGCGTCTCGTAGGGGGCGCACAGTCTGCTTATGTACAGGAACTTTCATACTTCTTTCTGAACCTGCTTGATGAGGTAGTACGTACCAACGGCGCAGTTATCAGAGGTCGAGAGATTGCAGACTTTGAGCGTCTCTCTAGGCTCTCTCGTGAAGAAGCTCTCGCGATCTACTACAAGTACCGCCCAGCCATCGACAAGCAAACACGTGAAGTCCTAAAGACTGCGCTTAAAAAGACTGATGATGCTCTTGTAGGACAGTTTGTGCGAGCGATGGGCTCACGCCGTCATATGACTAACCTTGCAACTATCATCGCTGCTCAGACGGCGCAGGGTATGAATGAGGTCCTTGAGCGTCAAAACATTGCTCTTGCCAAAGACCAAGCAGCACTCTGGTATGACGTAACCGCTGAAGCAATCGCCCGCCATCAAGCTGGAGAGCCAACACGAGCGGTTATGGAGCGTGGCGTTACACGACTTGCTAACTCAGGACTAGAGACGATTGACTACATCAGTGGCACTAAGACAACCATTGACGCAGCTCTAAGACGCCATATTGTTTCCCAGGCTAACCAAGCGAGAAACCGCCTTCTTATGCAACGTATGGATGAGTGGGAATGGGACTTGGTCTTTGTTGATGCTCACTTTGGAGCGCGTCCAAGCCATGCAGAATGGCAAGGTAAAGTGTACTCAAGAAGTGGCAGAAGTACTGAGTATCCACCGCTCGTTGAGTCAACCGGATACGGCACCGTGACAGGGCTATGTGGCGCAAACTGCTACCACTACATGACCCCTTATGTTCCTGGATACTCACAGCTTCCAGATATGGACTACTCAGAGCAAGAGCGCATCACAGGCATGACCAGTGATGAGTACTACGCAGCTACGCAGAAGCAACGTAGATATGAGCGTCTCATTAGAAGCCAGAAAAGAGAGATCTCTTACCTTCAAGAGGTGAGAGCAGACGCAGTAAAGCAGCGCATTAGACTTGGTGAGCTGCAAGACAAGCTGCATCAGTTCACGCATGACAATCACTTGCGCCGTGACTATGAGCGTGAGCGTGCCTGGGCAGTTAGCAAGCAGCCTAGAGCATTGAAGACTCGTCCGATTCTTGCTAGACAATCTAAAAATATAAGTTTTAAAGGCTCTTTTGAGGATACAAAAGAGCTTATGGAAGCTTATTCTGGCAAAGACGTAAATGTTCCTGGCATATTCAAAGAGAGAACACAGGTAAACATTGACTTTTCTCGGAACGATTTCCCGCTAAACATACAAAAGCAAATTGCTGTTGCGTCTGAGCAAGCTTTTAACTTTATGGGCGATAGCATTAAACAGCCCCTGACCTTCAAGTTAAACAACAATCTTGAGTATGGCGTACTCGCCCAGGCATCTCGTAGAGATGGCGCAGCTGTTATTGAAGTATCTGATTCTTTATTTAAGAAGAAAGTAGATGAATGCATTCAAGTTATTTTTCATGAGATAGCTCACACAAAAGAGTGGAATCTATCTACAATGGAAGAATGGGATAAAGAGATAGATGCAATACTTGATTTTAGAAGTGGAGAAACGGATCATCTTCAAAAATCAAAATTGAATCAAAAACTTAAACAAGCTTTTATAAATTCTAAAGTTCCTGTCCTCTACGATGACTTGTTGGGTAGAATCCAATTTAGTAAAAATAGTGATTTAAAGCACTTAATGAGCATGTCACCATACATGAAGAGTTATAATGAATTAGAAGATGACGCGGGGTCAGAGCTCCTCGCTGAGTCACTAAGATTTGTTGCAGTTAATGGATTTGGTAAGAACAAAATCGCTGATATTGTTGTAAGGGAGGCTCTCTCATGGTAATTGACTTCGATATGCTTTGTGACTCACTTGATATCTCTTTTGATTCTTTAATGAGGGGTAGCAACTCTTATGCTCGTGAACATGTTAGGTTGTTAAAAAAGTATGGGGATAAGCTCACAAGATTAAAAGATTTAGCAATTCTAATGGGACTTCCAAATGATGAGCAAATTGCTCTTATACGCAAGAGGAAATATTTTAAAAGATATCCTGAGTATTTCACTTGGGATGGTCCTACTAAAAAGGCTGAACAAGAACTTACTCCATTGCTAGAAAAATAAAAGCTTAACTCCTAACCCCGCCATAAGCGGGGTTTTCTTTTAGCTGTTAACACTCACAGACAATTCTTTCAGCGCAGGAAAAGGACCTGCGATTGACTGAAAGGATTTGGTCTATGCATCGTAATGGATCTCCTGCACCAGACGAGGTCACAGAGGAAAAGAAAGACTCTGACACCCAGGACTCTACGCAGGAAAACCAGTCCCAGGACCAAGTAGCAGAAGAGGAAGCATCTTCCCATGACTCTGCTACAAGCGAGGACACAAGCGCAAACGTCAACACCCACAAGCTAGAGCGTGACTTGGCTAATCGTGAGAAGCGCATTAAAGAGCTGGAAGCAGAGCTCGCAGAGTCGAAGAAGTCTATGGCTTCTTCTGATGAGCGTATCTCTGCTATTGAGAAGCAGCTCAAAGACTCACAGGAAGCTAAGGAGAAGGCAGAAGTTGAAGCACAGCTTACTTCTGCTGGCTGCATTGACTTGGAGCTTGGTAGAGCTGCTCTGGCTGCTCTAGAGGGTGACGTTGCTAAGCTGAAAGAAGCTAAGCCTTACCTCTTCCAGTCTGAGCCAAAGAGCGTAAACACTACCGGCAAGCCCGCCGGAAGCTCTTCTGGCATTGCTCGCAACATTAAGGAAGGACTTGGACACTAATGATTAACCTCGCTACCCTTGCAACCAACTCTGGCGATAAGCTCACACAGGGCTTCATCAATGAGCTTGTCACTGACAACTATCTGCTCGGTGCACTCACCTTTGATGACTGCATGAACGCTTCTGGCACTTCTGACCTTGTCTACGGCTATAAGCGCGTAAAGACCCCATCTTCCGCTGCATTCCGTGCACTTGGTGCTGAGCCAGTCGCATCTGAGCCAACTGTTGAGAAGAAGACTACCACCCTTGGTATTCTTGGCTCTACATTCCAGATGGATCGTGTTGCCAAGGCTGCTGCAGATGACCTCTACGAGATGTATCTGGAGCAGGCTAAGGACGCAGTCTCTCGCAAGTTCAACGCTAGTATCTTTGCTCCTACCAAGGACGCAAACGGCTTTGACGGTCTTGCAGCTGCTCTGAAGACTACCTCTACTGAGATGACCTCTAAGACCGATGTCAAGGTCACAACCAAGGAAGCAGCCCTTGCTTACCTTGAGGAGCTTGATACCATGCTCTCCAACCTCATGCGTACTCCTGACGTACTCATGATGAGCTCAGCTCAGTACACCAAGCTGAACGCACTGCTTCGTGTTGTTGGTCTTGGCACTGAGTCCAAGGAGACCGCTGGCAACATTGTTAAGGCTTACAACGGCATTGCAATCCATGAGGTCCGTGACGGCTCTATTACTGACGGCTCTATCTATGCTGCTTGCCTTGGCATGGACGGCTTCCACGGTATCACTCTCAAGGGTGACAACGCATTCACCGTTGCGCTTCCTGACTGGACTACCCCTGGTGCTGTCAAGAACGTTGATGTTGAGTTCGTCTGTGGCGTTGCTCTGAAGGCAACTAAGGCAGCTGGTGTCTTGAAGCCTAAGGCTGCTTAATGGCAACCCCAAGCCTTACATACGACTTCTACCGCAACACGTATAAAGGCTCTCTTGGCGAGGGTGAGCTAGATGCTCCCCTCGTCAAGGCTCAAGCACTGCTTGTCTCGATGACTGGTGAAGAGATTCCTGAGAAGTACAACGAGAAGTGGCTTCTTGCCCTCTGTGCACTATGTGACAGAGTAGCTGGCAAAGACACACGTGGAATGGTTAAGAGTGAGAGCGTCGGTAGTGTGTCCTACACCTACACAGACGCTCAAGCAAGCGTCTCTGACCTCTCCTGCGTGTATCCTTTCTTAGTAGGCACGGGTCTTCTTTGGAGGGGTATTCGATGATTGCCTGGGATACTGTTACCGTCTGGCACAAGCAGGATAAGGGGTTCACGCGATCTATTTACCAAGGCGTACACGTTGAAGAGAAGCTCGCTAATACTGCTTCAACCGTAGGACCGCAGAATGCCAACGTGCTTAAAGTATGGTTCTTCAGAGACCCAGGTCTCAAGGCTGGTGACTTTGTTATTCGTGGCATCAGCGCAGAGGAGAAGCCAGTATCAGAAGCACGTATGGTGCGCTCTGTAAACCCTTATTCCACTCACCACGAGACACATCATGTGGAGGTAGAAGCCAGATGAAAATGCGTGTGGTTGACGTTGATGTTGAGCGTTGCAAAGACAAGGTGTCAAACGCTGTAGAAGCTGCCCTTGGCATCGTTGCTGAAAACGTACTAGCTGACTGTGAGGACTACGTCCCTTACGACTTAGGACACCTCCAAGGCTCTGGCACTACCCGTCAATCCGGCAATGCTGCCTACGTTGAGTGGGGCGCAGGAGACGCAGCAGCTTATGCACGTATTCAGTACTACTCAACACACAACCACAATACGCTTAAGAATGCCTTGCACGCTCCTAATGCTTGCGATCATTGGTATGACCGTTGCGCAGGTGTTAGAGGAAATGCATGGCAGCAAATGTTCGCAAAAGTTCTTGGAGAGAAAGTTGGAGGGGCATGGTAGACATCGCTCAAAGCGTTACTGACTGGCTAAAAGATATTCTCACAGGTATTCCTGTTGAATATGGTCAGTTCCCTAATGGTACTGGAGCTGCACAAGCAATGCTTAAGGCTGCACCAGGTGAGCCATGGGTGCTTCATTATTGCTCTGGTGGCGGTATTAAGCAGTTCCCTTATGAGGTATATCTGCAGACACGCCCGCTAGACGAGCAGGAGCGCATTGACGGTCTTGCTATGCTGCGTAAAGTCCAAGCTGCCATTGAAGACGGTGGTGCACCGGCGGGCGTTGTTGTGTATGCCCATGATGTCACCACACTGCCATCTCCCTTCAGTGTTGGCGAGGATGGAGTCGCAACTTACCAGCTTATCGCCCAAATCAAGTACAGGGTTTAACCCTTAAAGAAAGGAAGGCATTATGCCAGAATCACCAGCTGTCGTACAGCCAACAGAGACACAGCGCACACCTGTTTCTATCTATGAGATTCAGCATTGGATTAAGTTCCCAGGACAGACGAACTTCATCCGTGTAACCGAGACCACCAAGGCAGACCCAGAACGTGAGGCTAAGTCCTACGAGCCAACCTATATTGACCGTAAGACCCAGCCTAAGTACAACCTGGGCAAGACTGATACCTTCAGTTTTGAGGTTGACGCAATGGGTCCTGGTGGCATCCAGAAGATTCTTGCAAGCTATGAGGATGTTCTGGACGTACCTGTTGAGTATGTCCGCACTTGCGGTTATGACTTCAAGGCAGGTAAGGCTTGCGAGAAGACCGCACTCGTTGCTAAGCACGCAAAGGCAACGCTGAATGTCTCGCCATTCTCTGGCTCTGACATTGCACCAATCAAGATTGCCTTTAAGGTTGCAATCACCGACGAGTACGAGTATGGCACCTTCAACTATGACACTGCAGCTTTTACTAAGGCTGCATAGACATAGTCCCCATTCCTCTCCTCTCTGGGGAAGCACCTGGCATATGCTGGGTGCTTTTTTTATTGGCGTTACCCGTGGCACAAGATATCTGCAAGGTAAACCCATAGAGAGGAACACTTATGGCACTAAAGAACTACAAGCTTGACGGCGCACCAACAGCAAAGGTGAAGATTGAGGGCAAGACCTATGATGTAGATCTAGGCAATATTACCTTCGTTGTGGAAGCTAACTCATGGGCAAAACGTCTGTCATCCTTTACAGGGCTTAGCAATGATGAGGTAATGAGCAATCTCGCAACCCTTGCAGATGAAGCACACAATATTGTTGCTTTTGCCCTTGGTGAGGAAGCTGCAGAGGAGCTTATTGGTAAGGCAAACCGACTCAACATCTACCGCTTGATGAAGATTATCTCGATTCTGACAGAGGTCTATTCAGCAAGTGACGCTGTGTCCAAGGTCTCTGAGCTTATCACGCAAGAGAACTCCAGCATGGATGAGTAGTTCATGTTTTTAGACTCGGTTATCAAGGGTGCTCCCGTCACAGTTGATGTGGCGGGAGTATCTGTACCCATTAAGAGTGGATTCAGAACCTCGCTCATCTACATGACAATGGATACAGAGAATAGTGCTGTTGCTAATGCGCGAACACTAAACCTTTTCTATGCTCAAAATGGCACACTCCCAGACCAAGTGTCGAAGTACCCAGTAGAAGCTCTTCAGGCAGCGTCTGAGTGGGTTTCAGGGGCATTTGACACTATCTCATACGGCGAACAATACAAGCGCATTCAGTACTACAGAAAGAAGAACTTTGACTGGCACTATGACGCTGGCATTGTGACTGCCGACTTCATGCGCATCTACTCAATAGACCTCACCAGCAAAGCCACGCAACTTCACTGGTATACCTTCATCAACTTATATCTGGCACTACTTGCCACGCCAGACACGCTCACGGGGCAAGCTGTGGCTGCAAGAAGCCCACTTGAAGGAGACACTACAAAGGAAGAAGAGCGTGCTCATGCTAGGCGTGCGCAGGCTTGGGCGTTACCTCCAACAGAAGATGAATTACGGGAGATGGCACTCCGTAACTTCTAACTTCTAGGAGGTCAATTTGGCAGATGGAAAAGTAGTCATTGAGATTTTAGGTGACTCTTCCAAGTTCGCCAGCGAGGTTTCCAAGCTCACAGATACGACTTCTAAGGCAATTTCAAGCCTTGGCAGTGGCTTCTCAAAAGCGGGCACCGTACTTACCGCTGCAATTACCGCTCCCCTTGCTATTGCAGGTGTCAAGGCTGCTAGGTGGGCAAGTCAGACCGCAGCAAACGCTGAGCAAGTAGACATTGCTTTTAACACCATGCTTGGTCCTGAGCGTGCCAAGAAGATGATTGCTGATCTAGTTGAGTTTGCAAAGACTACGCCGTTTGAGATGGCAGGTCTTAACAAGGCAACTCAGCAGATGCTCGCTTATGGATTTGCTGCTGATGATGTCATCCCCATGCTTACAGACGTTGGCAACGCAACTGCAGCATTAGGTGCTGGACAGCAAGGAATTGACGCTATCACTCGTGCATTAGGTCAGATGCACGGTAAAGGTACTGCAGCTTCACAGGAGATGATGCAGCTTACTGAGGTTGGTATTCCTGCTTGGGAGTATCTCGCAAAGGCACTACATACAGACGTTGCTGGCGCAATGGAGATGGTCACCAAGAAAGCAGTCAGTGCTGATGTGGCAATCGCAGCAATCAGGGCTGGTATGCAGGGTGACTTTGGCGGTCTCATGATTAAGCAGTCCAGAACACTTACTGGCGTGCTCTCAAACCTTTCTGACGCAGCAACCGCAACCATCATGAAGATGTACCAGACTGATAGCTACAAGAAGATGACAGACGCGCTCTCCAAGCTGGCAGACCCAATTCAGAAGCTTGTTGAGTCACTTATGCCACTCTTTGAGCGTGGTATGGAAGCTCTGGCTTCTATGGCAACCAACGCAGCTAATGCAATCAGCCAGATGTCAGCTTCAGACATTCAGACCATTGCAAAGTCTATTGGAATGCTCGCTGGCACTGGTCCTTTGCTTCTTGTCATTGGTAAGTCAATGAAGACAGCCGGCAAGATGCTTGGAGTGTTCTCCAAGGCTTCAAACGTTGTTGCAAATGGTCTAACAGTCATCAAGGGCATTGTTCCTGGCACACTCTCTACCGTTGCAGGGCTAAGCACAGGCTTTAAGTCATTCTTTGGCGCAATCGCTGCAACAGTCCAGGACAAACTGGAGACTGCAATTCTTTACGCTTGGGAGTTCAGAGACAAGCTTGTAAAGGCTTTCAGCGGTCTCAACAGCCCCATTAAGAACAAGCTTGTATCCATTGTCTCTGCTGCGCAGTCTACATTCAAGAGCATGGCAGCAACTGCAACGCTACATCTCACATCCATTGCGAGAAACGCGCAGAGCGTGCTGGCAACTGTTGGCGGTAATGTGGCTCAGTTCATGAGCCCTGTCACTTCTGCTCTCTCTAAGGCTGGAAGCGCAGTCTCTGCCTTTGCTGCTCCGATTGCTGCCAAGCTTGGTGGCGTTGGCAATGCTATCGCGGGCGTTCTAGGACCTGCACTCACAGGCTTAGGACCTAAGCTTCTAGGAGCAGTGCAGCCAGCTATGGGCGTGGTTGCAAACCTTGTTTCTGGCTTTGGCAGCGCAACTGTGGTGCTTGGTGTGCTCTCAATCGCTGCAGCGGTAGCCGGTACAGCCTTTGTTGCTATGGGCGGAGACATCACACAGGCAGCAGCAAATATCGCAAGCAATATTGTTGGTATTGCTGACACAATTCCTGGACTTGCGTCTCAAATCAGCTCGGTGCTTCCACAGGTTGCTTCTGGTCTTGCTTCTGCAGGTCCAACGCTGGCACACGCATTCGAGGTTCTCTTCGGGCAGATGGGCGCAGCATGGCAACAGATTGCTCCAGGACTACTGGAAGCAGTCGGGGCTGCAGCTGGTGCAATCTGTGACATTCTCGTGGCTTCTGCGCCTTCTCTCATGGCAGGAGCAATGCAGGCGTTCACCTTTATCTTGCAAGCACTTACTGAGGTTGCAGGACAGCTTGCAGAAGCAGCTCCACAGATCCTGCAAGGTCTTGTTGATGGCTTTGTTGCTAATGCTCCAGCACTCTTTGAAGCAGCGCAAGGGCTGTTTATGGCTCTTGTTGATGGCGTTGTAGCAATCATTCCAACACTAGCAGCAGCCCTACCACAAATTATTGATGTATTCATTACAGGACTTCCTGGCTTTGTTGGAACGTTGCTCTCAGCTGCAGTGGACCTCTTTGTGGCAATCGTTAACGCTATCCCTGTCATTCTTCCAGGACTCATTGGCAACGTTGGCAACCTCATTGGTACCGTTGTCTCCAATCTTCCAACGTTTATTGGAATGCTCCTTGGTGCAGCTGTAACGCTCTTTACAGCCATTGTCGCAGCTGTTCCGCAAATTATTGGCAGCTTGCTTGGAGCGGTTGGGAATCTGCTCAACCAAGCCAAGAACGCCATCACAAGCTTTGACCTTGGCAGTGCAGGACGTGCATTCATCCAAGGCTTTGTAAATGGCGTGTCTGGACTTGCTGGCTGGGTAGTAGACCAAGTCTGTGGAGTCTTTAACGGCGTTGTTGGTGCGGTCAAAGCACTGCTTGGTATTCACTCGCCATCGCGTGTCATGGCAGGTCTTGGTGGCTACACAGTAGATGGCTTTGTTGTCGGTATTGCTGGCGGTAAAAGAGACGTTTACAAGGCAGCGCAAGACCTCGCAGAAGCTGCTCAGAGTGGCGTTGATGGCTATGCACTCAATGTCCCTATTAACAAACAAATGGATATGACTGCATCTCTTGTGGCTAATGGCATCTACGCAGATACCAACCAAGCCATTGCAGATCTCTCAGCACAGATGGATGTCATGACTAAGCGCATTGAGGACGCATACGGCAAGCCTGTAAGAGTTGACGTGAACAACCGTGAATTTGGTCGCATGATAAGAGAGGTGAGCGCATAATGCGCACAGACATTAGATACACAACCTCTGACGGTAGTAAGTACATGGAGTTTGGAGGGGCTGACAAGTCCCTCCACTACATGGAACACGAACTCAGAGACTGGATGTGGTCATACACATCAGGCAAGAACTCCAGCAGAATTACGTCATTCAGACGACGCGATCATAAGCCCAAAACAATCAAGTTCCCTGTTGGCATTGCTGCTGAGAGCGATGAAGAAGGCTTAGAGCTCCGTAATAAGATTATTGAGCTTGGCGAGAAGGACATCTTAAACCGCACTCCAGGAACGCTCACAGTAGGCTCTTGGGGTATCCGTTGCTACATTATTGGCGGAGCTCCTACTAACTACTGGCTCTCTGACAAGTTCGCAGAGTTTGTTTTAACGATTCTTGTCGAAGACCCTACATGGTTTAAGGCAACAACGCTCTACTTTGAGCATGAGACCGCCGGTGCTGTTGCTGGTGTTAAGCCTGACTTCCCAAGAGACTTCCCCTTTGACCTTGTCCAGGGTAAGCCAGCTAAGTCATTTACTAACCCTTCTAAGAGTGCTTCTCCTTGGCTTTGGCGTGTCTATGGTCCTGCAACCAACCCATACATCAGAATTGGTGAAAACCTGCACAAGGTAAACACTACTATTGCAGCTGGTGCATATCTTGAGGTTGACTCACAGAGTAAGACCGCTGTTGTTGTGCAGGATAACGGTACCCGTGAGAACGTTTATAAGTTCCGAGAGCGCGGGGCTCACGGCTCCGGCTCGTATCTTTTCGAGCCAATCAAACCGGGCACCGATGACATTACGTGGGATAACACCTTTGACTTTGACCTTACGCTCTATGAGACGCGCTCTACACCTCCATACGAGAAAGAGCAGCAACAGGGTGAGACTCGCACACCAAGGGCGGTAAGCACTCAGAGCGTACCTAGTGAGGTGAGTGCATAATGCCAGATATTAGCTACACAGACGCAACGCATCTCGATATTGGCGCGCTCAAAGGGGCACGCCTTGACCTGGAATATGGAGACACGGGTAACGACTTTGAGCTTACACTCGACATTGACTCTGAGCAGCGTCTCGATGATGGCGCATACGTCTATGTTGAAGGCACTGAGTGGGGCGGTGTGGTTGACGCACGAGAGTCCAATTCAGGCAACAACACAATTACGTATATTGGTAGATCATGGCAAGGAATCATTAGAGATAAGGTCCTTGAACCACCAAGCGGAGAAGATTATCTCAGTGTTCGTGGTGAAGCTCACGGAGTTCTAAAGCAGCTTGTTCAGCGTCTGGGACTTACTAACCAGTTCAAAGTCTCAGAAGAAACTTCTGGCATTACCGTTAAGTACACCTTCGACAGGTACTGTGATGCTTGGACGGGCATCAGAAAGATGCTTGCTGACTCTTCATCACGTCTCAACATTGAGTATGACTCCATTGAGCGCATGATTGTACTTTCGGTAAAGCCCATTACAGACTGGACTGACGGCGCAGACGCAGAACATTCTGACGTGACTATTAAGAGTGTTGTAAGACCTTACAACCATCTTATCTGCCTTGGCTCTGGTGAGCTTAAGAACCGTATTGTGTTGCACTTCTACGCAGACGAGCGAGGAAACATCTCCACTACACAGACACTCTTTGGCATTGATGAGCGCACGACCACATACAACTACACCAATGCAAGTCGTGAAGAGCTGGAAAAAGACGGTCCTAAGAAGCTTAAAGAGTATCAAGCTGCTGACTCAATTAACGTCACACTTGATGATGATGAAGAGTTCGGAATTGGAGACATCGTCCCTGGCATAGATCCTGTGACTGGTCTACACGTTACAGCAACCGTTGGTACCAAAGTCATTATTGTCACAGATACCGAGGTAAGCATTAGTTACAAGGTTGGCGGTACTGCTAGCAACACTTCTTCATCTGGCACAGCTGAGCGCGGTTCTTCCACAGGCTCAGGCGCAGTATCAAGCTCATACACAGCCGGTACTGGTATCTCCATCGCTGGACGCACCATCTCTGCAGAAGTATCAAGAGCAGACTTCAAGAGCCTTGAGAACAAAGTAAATGAAGCCCGTAAAGTTGCAACAGATTCAGCTAGTGAGATTGGCAGAGCAACACTGCAGGTTGACTCTAAAGTGGCAGAAGTTACAGCAACAACACCCCTCAAGGCTCAGCGCACAGGTGGCACAGTCGCTCTTACTCATGAGCCTTCTAGTGTGACCGCTGGCACATACGGCTCTGAGAGCGATATAGACGCTTCTTGGGGTAGCACAGTCCAATTAGGCGCAACGGTCAATGTGAACGCTTTAGGGCACGTTACAGACGCTCAGGCGCATACAGTAAAGCTTCCTGCAAAGCCAACATACACAGCACAAGAAGTTGGTGCAGCTCCTGCAAACCACACTCACCCATACGCTGGCGCATCTACTCCAGGCGGTGACGCTAACGCTGCTAAGAAGCTCTCACAGCCACGCACCATCAAGCTGGTTGGCTCTGTGAGTGGTACCGCTTCATTTGACGGATCTAGTGACGTGACTATCAACGTTCAGGGAGCAACTCAAGGCGGTGCAACCACACCATCTTTCCCTGTTGGTTCTGTGATTGAGACAACTTCATTTGTTAACCCGCAATCAAACTACGGAGGTAGATGGCAACAACTACCTTCTCTTGGCTGCTTCAAATGGGAAAGGACAGCTTAATGGCAAAAACAAGTGGCTTTGCACGCTTTCAATGCGACAGATGCAAGAAAGAAGCCTTTCTACTTGAAAGTGACTTTGCAACATCGCAATGGAAAAGCATAAGCAGAGTATCAGCAGACGGCGTGCAGCAGAGTTACCTTCTCTGCCCTGACTGTGCTGCAAAGTATCGTGAGCTCGCACGTAAGCGTGATGAAGAGTTCGCTCAATTCATGGTAAAGGAGGGTTAAATGGCTTTCGATGGCGTTATTTCATTCCAGGGCAAGGACCACATTACAGCCCCACAGATTGGCAGACTTATTGCTGGTGTGGCTGGCTCTGTGCGTGGTATCTTGCAGACACAGAATCAAATCAAGGCTGCCATGCAGACTGCCAACAGGGTTCGTATTGACACAGGTGACGTGCTCTTTGACGCTCGCATGGTAACTAATGAGGAGCCTTTTGAGCTTAACGTTGCTAATGGTCGTGCCGGATACAAACGCAATGACTTGGTCGTACTGAAGTACTCTAAGCAGGTTGGCGGTGTAGAGAAGTTTACCTGTGAGGTTATCCAGGGCACACCGACTAATCAAGGCAATCCGGTAGACCCAACCTACGTAAAGGGTGACATTCTCTCAGGATCTACTACAGCTTGCATGCCCCTCTACCGTCTACCAATCAACGGCATTACTGTTGGTGAGCCCGTATCTCTGCTGCCTACTATCAACGTTCTTGGAGACGACAAGAAGCAGTCTGACACTGACTTTGACGTAATCTACCTGCAACCACAAGGCAGCTACAACAACTTCTGGCACATCTACCGTACTGGTGATTCTGTAACCATTAAGGTTCGAGGTTGGTTGGCTAACAATATTTCTTACGACGCTGTCCGTTGCCCATTTACGCTTCCAGAAAACTCAAGACCTCCTCTTGTAGATCACGAGAAATATGGTTCAGCCACAGACGGCAATGAGTCAATCGTCTATGACTCAGGTATTTGCCCTGGACACGCTGACGTTATTACTGCTATCTCAGCGAGACCTGACGGCAACATTTACCTTCAAGACCAAGGCGGAAAAGTCTCTAACGCCTGGCGACAAGGCTCTCTCACGTTTACGGTAAGGCATTAAGGAGGGCAGCATGAACATTACAGCTGAGATGGTCTCCTTCTTTATCTCCATTGCTGGAGCGTTCCTGGGTGGTCTCATTGCCATCTCAAACTGGCAACGTGCTAGTAGAGAGGACAAAGAGAAAGAAGACGCTTGGAAGGGCAGCATAACTAATACCCTGACACGCTTAGAGACGCGCCAACAAGTCATGAATGAGCAACTGAGCAAGTATCAGCAATCGCTCTCAGATTTAACCGCCACACTCACGCAGCACACAGCTGAGCTTTCTGTGGTCGGCATTGTGGCGCGAAGGGCGGACGAAGTCTCAAAAAAAGCAGCAACAGACCTCGCAGAGGTCAAAACCGACGTAAGAAATCTAGACTCGCGCATCACTAGACTTGAGAAGTAAAGGAGCAACAAATGATTAACTGGAAAGTACGTCTACACAACCCCGCGTGGTGGCTTGGAATGATTGGAATCGTTATGAGTCCTGTCCTGGCATATTTGGGACTAGCTTACTCAGACCTCACCACTTGGGGCAGCCTTGCTGATGTGTTTGTAAAATTCATCAGCAACCCCTATTTGATTGGCACAGTCATTGTGGCGGTGCTTGGTGCTATCGGTGTCACAGTTGACCCAACTACAAAAGGAATTAGCGATAGTGATCGTGCGATGACATACACAAAGCCAAGTGTGAGCCCTTTAGGCGAGGAGGTACACTAATGGCTGATTTCTCGGGCGAGATTACTGCGGATATCTGGGCACCTACAACTTCATACGCTTCAGGACGCGGTGGTCATAAGGTTGAGTACATTGCTGTCCATCATGAGGCTTCTGTTGGCTCTTCGCCTTATAGCATCGCGGCAATGTGGTCAGCTAATGGTGAAGTCAGTGCGCATTATTCAGTAGATAATGAGGGAGCAATCGCGCAGCACGTCTACGAGAGTGACACGGCTTATGCCGTTGGTCGCTGGGAAGAAAACCAGCGCAGTATCTCTATCGAGCACGCTAACGACCAGGCGAACCCTTGGACGGTATCAGAGACCACGCAGGAAAGCGGCGCACATCTTGTGGCTGCTCTCTTGATCAAGTACGGACTTGGTTATCCGCGTTGGGGTGGCAACGTCCGACCGCACAAACAGATCGTGGCAACCGCTTGCCCTGGCGAGCTAGCCGGCTCTCAGAACGCTCACTATATGGAGCGTGTATGTTACTGGTATGAAGTTATGACTGGTGCGCGCTCAAGCTCTGAGATTGGCTGGCATACTGACGGTAAGGGTAGTTGGTGGTATCAGACAGGCGAGTCATCAAGCGAGTATGCCGTCGGCTGGTATCGTGTAGGCATGAAGTGGTACTACTTCAACGAGTCTGGCTGGATGCTCACGGGCTGGGTTCATGCTAGCTGGGACGGCTCGGAGAAATGCTGGTGGCACTTCGACGATAGTGGCGCACTTGAAGCTGATAAGTGGCTCACATACAACGACAGCTGGTATTTGCTAGGCTCTGACGGGCGCATGGCGACTGGCTGGCAGGAGCGTGACGGCAAGCGTTATTACCTTGACGAGACAGGCCGCATGATTACTGGCTGGCTTAAGCTAGATAATGACTGGTACTATCTACGCTCCGATGGCTCACGAGTTGAAGATTGCCTTTACGAAGTCGGAGCAGACAATATTTGTGCCTTCGATAGGGAAGGAAAGCTTCTCACAGGCGACATCACAGTCACAACCAATGACGATGGATACATCGCTGGAATTAAGTAATATTTACCCCTCTCGTTTTGACGAGAGGGGCTTTTTTCATGGGTAAATACTCCAACTCACAATTTACGTGTCTTAAAATGCCTTACAACAAGCCGTTTAACTGGTGAAACGTAGGCACAAACTAGCTAATATAAAGCGCAAAACAGGTACGTTGCTTTGTGTCCTTTGCGTGTCCTAATTCCATAAAATACACCAATTTAGCGAACTAACGTTTTACATAATCGCAGGTAAACTATAGTATAAAACATACAAACATTACTAGACAATACTATACCTGTATTGGGGATAGAATAAAAGACCAGGTAAAATACTATATAATGTCTGTCCGTGTCCTAAAATGTCCTAACTATTAATTATTCTTTGCCATGTATCTAACCCATGTTTCTCCTACAACATCCGCAAACTGTCTCCATTGCGGACGATCATAGTGTATTTCACCAACGCCCTTTCCAGCATGACCCATCATCTTCTCAACATAGTCAGAGTCTATACCTAACTCCCAACGCATGATAGTGCGCCAAGAATTACGCAGATTTCTAAATGGAATGTATTTAAGATTCTTTTCTTTGAGAAGCCTATTCCATACATAACGCACTACCTACTGGCTTACTGGCTTCCCATAGCCTGTATCAGTGAGCCAGTCTGTATCAATTGAGAGAATGTCTTTTGACCATGGCTCTGGAATGACTATAGGTCTCTTGCTTTGTGGCGTCTTTAGCTTGTTTAGTACTTCTCCGTTATTATCTACTTGTGTATCAATGTCAATAATGGCAAGCGTCATGCCATCATATTTATAAGACATGATGTTTTCTTTTCTCACGCCTAATGACTCACCAACACGGCATGAACCAATGCCACAGAGAATAGCTGGGATATAAGCAACAGAGCCACGTAGAGCTTCTAAAACCTCGCAAAGTTCACTAAGCGAGTAAACATCCGTATCACGCTTATTCGATTGCTTAGGCATCCTATACGTAACGCTTGCAGGGTTTGCTGGTAGCAGCTCAAGCATGACGCACTTATCGAGGATTTTACGCAGCAACATAAGCGATGTCTCAGCGATTCCCTGCGTCATAGTGAGCAGCCATTCCTGGATTCCAAGAGGTTTAATTGCCGTGATTGGCAAGCTTCCCCAAATAGGGTCTATATGCCTTGTCCATCTACTAACATAGTTCTTATATGAGTTCTGAGAGAGTTCACCTGTCTTCAGTTGTTCTTGCAACTCTGGAAGGTACCACGCTTCATAAGCCTGCCTGAGCGTTGGCACAGGCTTGTCTTGGCTGTGTTCTATGCGTCTTTGCGCTAATACTTCATCAGCTTGTTTGCGTGTTCCATAGACGGTCTCAGAGTGTCTTGTGAACCCTCTACCGTCTCCCGTGTCAGCCATATAGCGGATTCTGCGTTTCCCAGGACCCATTGACTGATTTGAACCCCATGAAGAACGTTTACGTGGCATAATGTATATACCTTCCTAACGAGATGGAGGTTGCCCTCTGATTTGTCTTGGCGGACTCAGAGGGCTTTTTTTGTTTTACTACTCTTCCTCAGACGCAGCTTTTGTCTTTGCTACAGGCTTCTTACGCTCATCTTTTTTCATTTTTGCGATTGCCTTACGACTGTCATCTGTCACCTTTTCAGGCAAGAATAAGCGTGCTACAAGAGCTTCTGCGATTTCTGAATTCTTCAGGTTCTGCCCTGTGGTGTTCTTGATAGCAACTCGCAGCTTATTAATGACTTCGGTTGAGATGATATGATCTGCAAGGTTCTCTCCAGAAAGAGCAATGCGTCTCTGATAATAGTCATCAATCTCATTCTTACGATGCGCTTCTTCAGAGAGCAGGTAAAGCAGCTCTGCTTTCTGTGCTGGAGCTGTTTCCTTGTCGGAAATAGTGACTCTGAATACTAGCTTTGTGACAGGGATTTTGCCTTCGAGCTTAGTGCGATAGACTTGCCAGTCATCACCGTTGGTAAGAATAATCCAGTCAATACCCTCATCAACAGCATATTGACGCGCTTGATTAAGGTGTGTTTCCTTGAGCTTAAGCCCAATTTGCTTAACCTCAACGACAAATACCTCTTCATCTGATGTGCGAACAACATAGTCAGCAAAGCGGGAGCCAATCATCTGTTCAGCTGTGACATTGTCAAATCTATCCCAACCAAGGTACTCGCACAGAATGTCTGAGACAATTTTACGAGTGTCAGCTTCTTTGAAGTCTTCAGCGCGTCCCTTTTCGACAATTGTTGTCATGCGTCTCAAACCTTTTTTGATGCGGTCTCTCGCTTTGTCTTGATAAACAGCCATTTCTCTAAACCTTTCCAATTCCTTAAACCTTTATATGTTGAACTTACTCCTAAATCTCAAATCCAAAAGGTACTAAATACCACACAACCTCGCCAATGATTGAGACGGGCTGTGTGTCAATCTCATTGAAGTCAAACACCTGCGGTCTGTAAGTATGATCTATGCTGTCTGGTATGAGCTCGTAGCCATTTGATAGTGGTCTCACACGCTTAATAGTTGCGTCAAAGCCATTCACACACACTGCATATGCCTTCATAGACTTAGACGCTTCTTGGCAAGGGTTAATGAGCGCATAGCAACCATTTGGTAGTACGCGGTTCATAGAATCGCCTACAACCTTCAAAAGAAAAGCTTGCGGGTATCTGTCGTGAATATCTGCTGGGATGTCATACGTCTCATCAATGTTAATCATCTCAATAGGAGTCCCAGCAGCAATTGAACCTAGAAGTGGGACAGGAACCATGTCAGAAACTTCTGATAATTCTGGACTACTAGACATTCCAAGGAGATAAGCCAAACTTACATTCAATATCTCTGACATCTCAATCATCTTATCCATGCGGATATTAACTTGATTAGTCTCATATCTTTGAATTGTTTGCTGGGTAGTTCCCATTTTCTCAGCTAATTCAGATTGTGTAATGTCTCTAAGCTTACGTGCTTCAGCAATCTGATATTTCATTATCGCTCACTTTCAATTACACGTATTGCATTGTCTTCACAATAATTACACACTTTTTGTGTTGAATCAAACACATTTTGTGTGTATTATCTACATCATTGATACACAGAAAACGTGTAAATGAAAGGAGGTACTCATAATGCGAATGAACATGAAGGCTGAAAGAGCAAGACATGGTTTGTCAGCAGACGAAGCTGCAAAGAAGATTGGTGTCTCTGCAAATACTCTTTTGCGCTGGGAATCTGGTCAAAATACTCCTCTTTCAGAAAACCTTATGAAGCTTGCAAAGCTTTATAACTGCACTCCCGATTATCTGCTTGATATCGGAAGTAGAAAAACACGTATTAAGTGTTAAAGACTAACCACTTCCCATGCACCACGTACCTTGCAAACCGTATAGACGTAAAACGTTACAGGGAAAACAACAACACTTGCTCAGCTTCTTGAGTTGGTGAGTACCTGTTGAAATAAAGTGAATGGCTAATGGTAGCCAGATAACGTTGCGCGGTCGTAGTGATAACCGTGTAGGACCTAACAGTCCGCCACGCAAAAGCGTGAAGAGCGTGCATAGACGCTTTGTTGCTATGCAAAACCCAATCAAAAAAGTTTGCCCTCACGCTGTCGCATAGCGTAAGGGCGATGTTCATCTGGAGGTGAACATATGAAGAGTATACCGCTTCAATTCAAAAAGATTGCCGTTGGAGCTTACATCTGCTCAGTTATGACAGGCATTTTATTTGCTCTTATTTATGCCACGTTCTCAGTCTGTGGCATTCCAGGACTTCTCCCCTATATAGCAATCACTATCCCAGTTTGGAGGTGGATTGATGACATCAACGAAGCAGAAAGAGATTACCGCAGACGTGAGCGTTCTCGCAAAGCTATTTGAGAAGTTCATGATTGCTTCTGCAGAAGCTCAAAGAGAGCTCGCAGAGAAGACGGGAACCGTCAACGGTTCTCGCTCACTTAATGCAGCTGTACTTGCAGGACTACCACCACAGCTTGCTTACACGATTGCTCAAACCTCTAAATACTCAGGTATTCCAGGCTCAATGCTCAGAGCCGAGCATAAGGCAGGAGCACTCAAGTTTATCAAGCCGGCAGGACAAGAGCGAGGATACATGATTACCTGCGATGAGATGGATAGATGGTTGGCTGACTCAGTCAGCTAAGAAAGGATTGATTATGAACAAAGAAGAACGTGAGCTGTTAGTTGAGAGAGTCGCATTCTTAACCGCTCTACAGAAGAAGGTTAAGGAGCACCTTGACGCACACGCAGCAGACAATCTGCGCACACAGCTTGATGACGAGCTGAGAAACCTCTACGTGCAAATGGGAGTTTCCAAGCTTGACCTCAAAGTGAACGGCAAGAAGGTTGGTACCGTGTCTGCAAGACTCTCAAAGCCAAAGGTTGAGGTTGTACCACAGGTTAAGAGTGTTGCTGAGTTTGTTGATTGGATCATGACATCAGACTCTGGCATTGACACTTTGACCCGTCTTATCACGCTTTACCCAGACAAGGTGCTTGAGTGTGCAACGCAAGACGGTGAGCTGCCAGGCGGTTGCGAGATGGTTAAGCGTGAGGTTGCTGAGTCCTGGCTTGGTACTACGCTTCGAGTTGACGCTGACAAGGTAGCAGACGCATACCAGGGACAGTTGCCACAACGTATCTACGGACTTCTTGGAGATGGTGAGTAATGAAAGGCTATAAAGCGTTCTTGTCAGACATGACGACCAAGCACGGCGATAACACTGTGTACGAGGTCGGCAAAACCTACACTGTCGAGGGTGAAGTTAAGATATGCGAGAACGGCTATCATTTCTGCAAGAAGTGCGTTGACGTCTACGATTATTACAGCAAGCCTTGCCGAATTTGCGAAGTAAACGTCACCGGCGCAGTACAGACGCAAGGAAATAAGAGTGTCGGTCGCAAGCTTAAAATTCTGCGTGAATTAACTGCCGATGAAATAAGTAGTCTCTGTAACTCCGGCGACTGGAACTCCGGCAACTGTAACTCCGGCAACCGCAACTCCGGCAACCGCAACTCCGGCGACTGGAACTCCGGCAACTGGAACTCCGGCGACTGGAACTCCGGCGACTGTAACTCCGGCTACTGTAATACAACCAAACCTACAGTTCGTCTTTTTGACCACCAAACAGACATTACTTTTAGTGACTTCCGGCAATCGCGAGCTTATGGCTTGCTTTGCAGTATACCGTCAGACTGTCTTACCTGGAAATATAGCGAGTATATGACAGACGACGAAAAGGCAGCACACCCAGAGCATGAGACTACCGGCGGGTTCTTATACCTCGAGAAAGCAGACCGTCAAGCCTGGTGGGAGAGCCTAAGCGACGATAGCAAGGCAGCAATCACATCGATGCCTTATTTTGATGCGGAAAAATTCTTCATTTGCACAGGTATTAAGGTTAACGGAGCTGATAAAGATGCTAACTAAAAAAGAGCGCGCAGAAATCGCTGAGAGGTTGAAGAGCACGGAGTACATTACCAGCTCAACGCTCTTTAAGGCTCTCACAGGTGAAGAAAAACTAAACGAAATGTCAAATGTCAAAAGCCTTTGCATAATATGTAGCGTCATTCTTGGACTTTGCGACACGTCTAACATGCTTGAACTACCTCGTGACAAAGACGGCGAGATTATCCGAGTAGGGAATACGGTATATATCGGCGACGGTATAAAGTATGAAGTCGCTGGATACATGATGCGCGGTAATAGCACAGAGGTTATTTTGGCAGCTGGCGCAGAACCCGTGTATACAAAAGAACCTGCGAACAACATCACCCACAAAAAGCCAGTAACAATCGCATCGCTGGTTAGCGAGATTAGATGCATTCTAGCCAAAGAAGATATTAGCGAGGAGCTATCTGAGAAGATTTGGACGCTCACCGACTTAATCGAAATGTCGGGTGATAACGATGACTAGCCGTCAAGAAGTAGCAGAGAAGCTACGAGCAAAGTACAAAGAGCGCACTATGCCAGGGCTCTTTGAGCCACAAGACGTATATTTCTACACTCTCAATTACCTCAAAGACCTTGAAAAGTGTCTCCCGGACGGTGAGAGTGCTTTTACCGTGCTTGCCGACCTTATCGACCCCACATGTCACGTAACAGATGAAGAAGTTACACATGAGCCAACTTTAAATGCATTGGCAGTTCATGTGTATGAATGTGATAAATGCGGTTGGTATTTTTATATGGCAGAGGTTTGTTGCCACCCAAAACCATTTTATTGTCCTATGTGTGGCGCAAGGGTGGTGCGTGATGAAGCCTAAAACTTGGAACTATTGCATTCCCGTTACCACCGAGCGCAAACCAACTGTAGATGAAATGTACCTGCAAGCCCTAGAAGCTAAATACAGATGCGCTGCTCTGATGAAGTCAAAAGACGTTTGGTCAAGCCCAAGCATGTATGACGAGTGTCTTAAAGATTTTGACGCAGCAATCGGGTATTACAAACGACTAGTTGAGAAGAGATCTCATGAATAACCAAGATAAAGCTGCTGAAGTAATTAGAAGACTCGCACAGGTTGCGTACTTAACCGATGGTGAAGCTCTCAGCGACATAATCAATGGCAAAAAGGTCTATTTGTCAGGACAAATAACAGAAAAAAAGAACTATAAAGGCTTGTTCGCGTTTACTGAAGAACTTGTCAAACTATGCGATGCTTTACAGATCTTTAACCCCGCTTCGCAAATCCCAGACAGCCTTGGCTATGAAGAAGCAATGAAGCGTTGTGTTGTTGCACTTATTGAGTGTGACACAATCGTGATGTTGCCTGGATGGCATACCTCCAAGGGGGCAAGACTTGAGCGTGATGCTGCACTTGCCTGTGGAATGAACATTGTTGACTTGACCAACTACAGGCTTGTTCAGTGCTCATGGAACACTCTTGATATTGCCCTTTCGAGGTTGCTATGAGCAAACAAAAGCAGAAAGGTACAGCGTTTGAGCGTCAAGTCGCAGAATACCTCGCAGCACGTCTAGGAGCTGGCATTGAGCGCAGAACCACGGCAGGCATTCACGACCGAGGAGACATCGCAGGAGTGTTCTTTCGAGGTCTTCCAGTCGTAGTTGAGTGCAAGAACTGTACTCGTATGGAACTTCCAAAGTGGCTCAAGGAAGCTGAAGTGGAGCGAGGAAACGCAGACGCAGAGTTTGGCTTAGTAGTCCACAAGCGCAAAGGCGTTGGAGAGAAAACGCTTGGTGATACATACGTCACAATGACGCTTGAGACGCTCGCAGCAATGATTGCAGGAAGTCACGAGCTTCTGCAATAAATCAGTATTTATTTAATTCCCTATTTTTCACAACCAAATAGAAAGGCAAACCATGAAGAAACTTCTTCAATGGCTGGCTGTTGCTGTCTTTGCTGCGCTGGTATTTGTGCCAGCACTCGCACAAGCTCAGACGGTACCAGTTCAGCTCACAAGCTTCCAAGTAACTAACTTAGAGAAGCAACCAGTCAACTCAGTTGGCTTGCATTCCAAGTTCTATATGAACATAAACTGGGATGCCACAGGGCAGGAGCTTCACAATGGCGATTCATTCGACATCGAGCTTCCAACATTCTTACGCTTCCCAGATGACGCAGCAACAAGTTTCAACCTATACACACCAGACGGCGAAGTTTGCGCAGTTGCAGAGATTAACCCACTCACTCAGACATGCCATGTCACCTTTACAAACTACGTTGAGGGCAAGGACAACGTCAAGGGTTCAATCTGGCTTGCAACGTGGATTGGAGAAGACAACGGACTAGATCATGAAGAGTTGCGTATCGTTCAGACCTCTACTGGTCAAGTTGCAAGCTTCACAGTTCACACTGAGCGTCCTAACGTGCTCACAGGTGAGGTCATCGCTAAGTGGGGTGTGGCTGACACAGACGCTGACACAATCGAGTGGAAAGTCCGCCTGAACGTTAACCAGATGAACCTCACCAATGTCATCCTGGAAGACAGCATTGAAGCTGGCTCTTACGTACCTGGTTCATTCAAGCTCTACCGTGTGCGCATGGACGAGTACGGCGCAATTGATGACTCTTACGGCTGGCAGCCAGTCCAGGTTGACGAGCCAACCATTAATGGCTCTATGTTCACTATGAACCTGCACAATGCAATGGCTAACGGTGAGCAGTACTTCCTTATCTACCGCACAACCAAGAATCCACGTATTAAGAATTCCATCACGCTATACTCAGCTGAGAAGCAAGCTTCTAGTGTGTGGACTTATGTAGCAGCTGATTCTGGCGGTAACGGTAACGGTGACAATCGTCCACAGCCAACTGAGCCGGAGACTCCACCTACTCCAGAACCAACACCCACTCCAGAGCCTAATCCAGAGCCACAGCCACAGCCTACT